CGCTCATGCCAGTGCTGCCTTGAGCTGGGCCACGGCGTCGGCGTACTGTTCGGGCTTGAGTTCGGGGGCCTTGGCCACACCGAAGCCAGACAGCACAGCGGCGGCGGCGTCGCGGCCCTTGTCCTTGGACACCTGGAGCACCAAGGCCTTCACGTCGTCATAGGTGACGGCGGCCACGGAGGTCGATGCCTCGGGCTTTGAGGCAGGCTGTGCAGCGGCGGTCTCCGGTTGTGGGGAAACCGCAGCAGACTTTGGGTCAGGGGTCGCAGCAGTCGAGGCTGGCGCAGCGGCCACCGCAGTGGCGGCAGGTTGGGCTGATTCTTTGGCCGTCTTCGTGGGCGCATCGGTCTTGGCAGTAGCTGGCCCAGACACAGACGCGGCCGCTACTGTTGCAGACTTTGGGCCTTGAGCGGCCGCCGTCAGCGTGAGACCGGCCAGCATGGCCTGCAAAGAGCGCAATGCTTCGGTGTTTTCTTGGATGGCTAATTCGAGAGACATAGTTACCTTTCAGGTGGTTACAGGGGTGGGGTTGAAAATCTTGTTCAGCACGGCAATGCCGTCGCTGGTGGCGTCGTCGCGGACTTGGGCAATCTGGTCAGCGATTTGCAACATGGGTTTGAGCGCGTCGGCGCTGTCAACGTCGAACTCAAGGGCGGCTTCCATCACAGCGCGCACCGTGGCTAGGTCAAAGTCGGCGGCAAACTGCAAGGCGTCGCGCACCCGCTCGATGTCTTTGGTGAGGTGGGTTTCCACATCGAACTCTTCCAGCAACTCCAACATGCCGGAATGAATGCCGTTTTCAGCGATGTGCGTTTCAAAGCGGCTTATCAGCTCGCGCTCCAAGTCGGTGGACGTGAGCGGGTCTAGGGCCAGCCCCGCATGGCGGATCAATTCTTCGTCGGTGTGTTTGGCCCAGCTCATAGCGGCATCCAAACAAAGAGGTCGCAGTAAACGACGACTGCGCAAAGCAGGTACGTCGCCGCGAAGGCAATTCGGATAGGGGAAAACATGCGCGGACTCCGGTTGGTGGTGAATGAAATTATGCGTTTTGCGTAATATGAATGTAGTTTAAAGGCATATTTATTTGTGCGTCAAGCGCATAAGCGTTGTATTTGTTTCAATCAGAAATTATTTCTAATAGGTAATTGCTATTTATTGGACGTAAAAAAAAGCCCGCTTAGGGGCGGGCTTCGCTGGTGGGGGTTGCGGCGTGCTACTTACCGCACTCTTTGAGTTCCCAACGGTCTTTGGCCTTGGCATCCGCGCGGGTCTGCCATTGCAGGTTTTCCACGGCATCAGCGCCACCGCATGCCAGCGCTTTGATGTGGTCGATCACGTAGCCCGGGCAGGGTAGGCGGTGCTGCCCCGTGGCTGGGCATGCCTGCTGGTTTACGAACGCGCGCAAAACCTTTTTGCTACGGGCATATTCAGCGCTAGCCCCCGTGGATATTGCGCAAGCAGCTATCAAAAGCAGAGCAAGCGGCCTACTTGTGGTGCTTTGCAATTTGTCTTCGGGTTTGATAATCCCACCACGCTTGCCGGTAGGCCAATGCCCCGTGATACGCAGAGAAGATCAGGCCGAACGGCCAAAAGCACACCCAGGCCAAGACATATATCGCAACGCCGTCACCGGGGTTAATTTTGTGTTTCCATGGCAGAGTGGCAAGGCCAATCACCAAGCCAGGAATAACTGCGGCAAGCCACTCCAGCGCGTTCATACATCCATCTCCACTCGTTTGACCACCCCGCAGAATACTGCATCGGGCTTCACTTCCATGATGGGATAGCGGGAGTTCAGCGGCTTGAGGTAGCGGGTGTTGCCGTCCACCATGAGCTGCTTGAATGTGGCTTCGCCGCCGTTGTGCCTGACGATGACGAATGCGCCTGGTTCCGGGTTTTCGTCCGGCTCCACAATGAGGATCGCGCCCTCTGGGAACTTGGGTTCCATGCTGTCGCCGCGCACCCTGAGCGCGTAGGTGTGCTTGCGCACCCGGTATGTCGTAGGAATACGCTCGCCCTCCCCAGGGTGCAGATTGTCAATAACGTCGTTCCAGTGGCCTGCCTGTACCCACGATATGAGGGGTACGGTGCCTTTTATTTCTGGTGCGGTCTCGACGTTGCCGGTCTCGGCCATCAAGAACAAGTCGGATACCGATACCCCAAGGGCATCGGCCAACGGTTCTAGGCGGTCAAAGTCCGGGGCGTTAATGCCTGACTCGTAGCGGGATATGTTCCCGCTGGCCACGCCAATGCTGTCCCCGAGCTGGGTCTGAGTTAGACCCTTGCTGGCGCGTAGCTGTTTTATGACTTGGCCAAGTTCTTCTTTTTTCACGCTTCGTTTATATAACTATGTTGCGTTTAGCGCAACTTCAAATAAGGCATAAGTTATTGCTCTAATTATGCGTTTATGGCAGAATTTGAAACATTGCGATTTATCAAAGGAAAAACGTGCATAGCCCACTCAAACAAGCCCGTCTTCGTCGCAACGCGACACTGACCGAAGTTTCCCTTGCCGTCGGCACCGATAACGGCAACCTCTCCCGCATCGAAAACGGCCTGCAAAAGGCCCGTCCCAAGCTGGCCGAGAAGCTGGCCCGTTACTTCGGCCACGAGATTACCGAAATTCAAATCCTGTACCCCGAGCGGTACAGCCCTGCGGACGCAGGGGCAGACGCATGATGGTTCGGAAAGACATCATTCACCTTGTCAGTGTGAGCGGGGGGAAAGACAGCACGGCCACGTTGTTGCTGGCACTCAAGCAGTTCCCGAAAAGCACCCATGCGGTGTTTGCTGACACCGGCAACGAGCACGAAGCCACCTACGAATATCTGGACTACCTGGAACAGGCCCTTGACCTCAAAATCCACCGGCTCAAGCAGGACTTCACCGCCTGGTGGTGGCGCCGTCGGGACTACGTGCGCGACAAGTGGCCAGAGAAGGGCGTGCCCAGCGATTGCGTGGCGCGCGCTGTGGCGATTCTGGAGCAAGGCCCCACCGGCAACCCCTATTTGGATTTGTGCATGCTCAAGGGCCGGTTCCCTTCGCGCATGGCGCAGTTCTGCACGCAGTTCCTCAAGACCGAGCCCCTGACCGAATTTGCTTTGGGCCTAGTTGATTTGACCGACGACGACGTGTGGTCGTGGCAGGGTGTCCGCCGTGACGAATCAGCCAGACGTGCCAACGCATTGGGCTTTGAAAACATAGGGGGGGGGTCTCTTCGCGTTTCGGCCCATAGCTGGCTGGACGGCTCAGGAGACCGTGGACTTCGTGCGCTCTTGCGGTGTGCAGCTCAATCCGCTGTACGCCCAGGGCATGTCGCGCGTCGGGTGCATGCCCTGCATCAATGCCAGCAAGGACGAGCTGGCCGAAATTGCCCGACGTTTTCCCCAGCACATCGCCCGCATTGCAGAGTGGGAATCGTTGGTTGCGCAGGCCTCGAAACGGCAAGAGTCGTCATTCTTCCCGGCACCCACGAAGGACAACCGGGGCGAGCTGCGCGGCAACAACATCCATTCGGTGGTGCGCTGGGCCAAGACATTCAGGGGCGGCAAGTTGGCCAACCCCGAGTGGGACGAACCCGCGCCAGCATGCGCATCCTCTTACGGGCTCTGCGAGTGACCTGCAATTGAAATTCACGATGTCCCAACAAGAACAACCCCCAACGATTCGCCCGTTTAACGGCGACAACATCCCTGCCACGCTCAAGGCCTCACAGCGCTGGGCACCATGGCGTGCCGTGTGGAACGTCAAGCGTCAGAAGTTTGACAAAATCCCGGCCCACGCCAAGCCGCCGTACCACGGCATCAGCACGGCCAAGCCCGAGCGCTGGAGCACGTACGAGGTGGCACTCAAGGCCCACACCGATAACCCCGGTGTATTCGGCGGCTTGGGCTACGTCATGACCACACCCCACGGTGTGGTGGGCGTTGACCTTGATAACTGCGTGGCTGACAACACCATCGCGCCATGGGCGCAGGAAGTGATTGACCGGCTGGACAGTTACACCGAGCTGTCCCCGTCGGGCAACGGCCTGCGCATCCTGGTGGACGGCACCATCCCTAACGACTGGACCAACCACGAGGTGGGCATCGAGGTGTACGGTGGCCACGAGCCGCGCTTCCTGACCGTCACCGGCCAGCGGCTCAAGGTCAGCCCCCACGCGGTGCAGGCCTCGAACCCCGACGTGCTGGACGCCCTTACGGCCCAGTACGCCAAAGTCAAGACAGCGGCCACGGCCATTACGCTGGAGCTGCCCGACATCCTGGACGACATGGTGCTGCCATCCTTGGACAGCCTGCCACTGCCCACCAGCGTGCAGGCCTTCCTCACACTGGGCGACCATGGCGGCGACCGCTCGCGCGCGCTGTTTGCGGCGTCGGTGGGGCTGTATAACGCTGGCCTCAACGACGAAGAGGTGTTCAGCATTCTGGCCTTGAACCCGTTTGCGTTCGAGGTGGCACTGGATCACCGACGCCAGGACAGCGACCGCGCCTTGATGTACCTATGGGTGGAGCACTGCCAGAAGGGCAAAGCCAAGTCCACACCCGTGGCCAGCCTTGCCGACTTCGAGAATCTGGCACCAAATACACCGCCAGCACCCGCCGAATGCGCGCCGCCAGCTATGGAAAACATAGCGGATGATTTTGACGTTGTAGAGGATGTGAGCCCAGTTCACACCCCTGCACCACCCAAGCACCGCTTCGAGGTGGTACCGGCCAGCACGTTTGCCGGTGGCAAGCCCCCGAGCTGGATCGTCAAGGGCGTGCTGCCCGAGGCCGAGCTGATTGTGCTGTTCGGCGAGTCAGGTTCTGGCAAGTCGTTCATGGCCTTGGACTTGGCCGCATCCATCGCGCGCGGCATTGCGTGGCGCGGTCACAAGGTCAAACAGGGCCGTCAGGTCTACATCGCAGCCGAGGGCGCCGGGGGCTTTCGCAACCGGCTCAAGGCCTACGCAGCGGCCCACGAGCTGGACCTCTCCACCCTGGACTTGGGCGTGATCAAGGCCGCACCTAACTTTATGGTCAAGGACGACGCGCTGGACGTGTGCAAAGCCATCATTGCGGGCGGGCCGGTGTCGGTGGTGTGGGTTGATACCTTCGCCCAGGTGATGCCTGGTGCCAACGAGAACGCGGGCGAGGACGTGGGCAAGGCCTTGCAGCACTGCAAGGGGATACACAAAGCCACGGGCGCGGTGGTGGTGCTGGTGCACCACGCAGGCAAGGATGCCAGCAAGGGGGCGCGGGGCTGGTCAGGCCTGCGCGCAGCCGCTGACGCCGAGCTGGAGGTGCGTAGCGAGGACGACGGTGCCCGTGAGCTGCGCATCACCAAACAGAAGGACGGCGAGGACGGGCTGGTGTTTGGCTTTCGCTTGGCCAGCGCTGTCATTGGCCTGGACGAGGACGACGAGCCCATAACGTCGTGCACGGTGGTGGACGCCGCGCCCATCGAGAAAAAGAAGGGCGGTGCCGGTGCCAACAAGAACGGCGGCAAGTGGGCAGCTCGTGTGCTGGAGGTGCTGGGCGAGTTCACGCTGGTGCAGACCACGGGCATCGAAAAGAAGGCGGTCATTGACGAGGTGGTGCGCAGGTCGCCCGAAGACCCGGACAACAAGCGGTCAGCAAGCCGTGCTTTGAACAAACTTTTGGCCGACGACGAGAGCGAATACGTCTTTGAAGACGGTTGTATTTCGTTGATTGAGTAAAAAATTACATGCAAATTTTTACACGGTCATTTGTGGCAAGCAGGGGCAAGCAGCTATTTTTTGCATGTCCTGCCACATGGTGCAGTCTGGAAAGTGTGGCAGGCAGGGTCAGGTGTCTAAGAGACCTGACCTGCTTGCCACACAAAGACGGGGCCGTGACTTTGGGAATGCGTAATTTTTTACATGCTCTGGGCTTTTGGTGCGGGTTTGGTGAATGTGCAAATTTTTACAAGGTGGTGGCATGAACATCAGAACCGTGGGCGTGAACGACATTGGCAGGCGGGTGGGGGATAGTCACCACAATGCCAAGCTGACCGATGCGGACGTGGAACGGCTATTGGCCATGCACGACGAGGGGTGGGGATACCGCAGGCTGGCCGCGAAATTTGAGGTGAGCAAGTCGCTGGTGCGCAAGATTTGCAAGGGCACGGTGCGGGGCCAGGTGGCCACCGATTGGCACCGGGTGCACGTAAGGGCGTGAGGTGGCGGCATTGTTGCGGGCATGTATGCAGACCGCGAAACCCTTGTCACCGAAATTTGTGCCCGTATCAGCACGGGTGAGCCGCTGGCTCAGATTTGCCGCGACGTGCACATGCCTGATCGCACGGTTGTCTATGACTGGATCAATCAAGACGAGAGTATTTCCCAACGCTTCGCGCATGCGCGTAGCCTTGGCTTTGACGCCATTGCCGACGAGTGCCTGGTCATTTCCAACACACCCCAGGTGGGCGTCGAGGAAAAGGTAACGCCAGCGGTTCGCAACCAACAGGGCGACGTGGTGGTGCCCGAGTCCATTGAGCTCAAGCGTGGTGACATGCTTGGCCACCGCAAACTGCAAATCGAGACCCGGCTGAAACTCTTGGCCAAATGGGACCCGAAGCGCTACGGCGAGAAGCAACAGGTGGAGCACAGCGGCACCATCGATTCGGCCACCACCATCATCGAATCGCGCAAACGCAGTGGCCGAAGCTAACTACGAGTTGATGCTGGCCCAGGACATGGGCCAGTTCTTTGACGATCCGCTAGGCTTTGTGCTCTACGCTTTCCAGTGGGACACCGACCCAGCCCTGCAAGTCGTGGAGCTGCCCAGCCCCTGGAACTTGATCTACCCCAGCAAGTACGGGCCTGACGCGTGGGCCTGCGAGTTCCTGGACAACCTAGGGCGCCAGGTGCGCGAGCACGACTTCGATGGCCGCACGCCGGTACCTGCCATCATGGAAGCCATCAGCTCGGGCCACGGTATCGGCAAGAGCGCCATGGTGGGCTGGCTGGTGTGCTGGATCATGTCCACCCGGCCCTATGCCCACGGCACGGTAACGGCCACCACCAGCGACCAGCTCTCCAGCAAGACGTGGGCCGAGATTGCCAAGTGGAACAAGCGCTCAATCACCGGCCACTGGTTTGACATCACCACCGGCAAGGGTGCCATGCGCATGGTGCACAAGCAGCACCGCGAGTCGTGGTTTTGTGCGGCCCAGACCTGCCGCGAAGAGAACAGCGAAGCCTTTGCCGGTCAGCACGCGGTCAACAGCACATCGTTCTACATCTTCGACGAGGCCAGCGGCGTGCCCAACAAGATTTGGGAAGTGTCCAAGGGGGGCATGACCGACGGCGAGCCGATGTGGTTTGCGTTCGGCAACCCCACGCGCAACACCGGGGCCTTTGCTGATTGCTTCGGTGGCCAGCGCCATCGGTGGCACGGCCAGCACATTGACAGCCGCAGCGTGGCCATCACCAACAAGACGTTGCTGGCCGAATGGGTCAAGGACTACGGCGAGAACAGCGACTTCGTGAAGGTGCGCGTGCGGGGCGTGTTCCCCAATGCGTCCAGCCTGCAATTCATTCCGCGCGAGCTGGTCGAGGAAGCCATGGCGCGCCAGCCTGCCGCCGAACGCTTCATTGGCCGCACCGCTGCCATCGGCGTGGACGTGGCCCGCTTCGGTGACGACCAGTCGGTCATCCGCACCCGCGTGGGCCGTGACGGCGTGGGCATCCCGCCCAAGCGCTTTCGGGAGCTGGATACCATGCAGCTCGCCAGCAAGGTGGCCGAGCACATCGACTACATCAAGACGCTGGGCATGACGCCGGTCGTGTTCATTGATGGCGGCGGTGTCGGTGGCGGCGTGGTGGACCGGCTGCGCCAGCTCAACCACGACGTGGTGGAAGTGCAGTTCGGTGGCAAAGCGGACGATCCCAAGAAGTACCTCAACAAGCGCGCCGAAATGTGGGCGCGCACCAAGGCATGGCTGGCCATTGGCTGCCTGACCAAGCACGAGGCCATGGTCACCGACCTGACCAGCGTCGAGTACCAGTACACCGCAGCCGACCAGATACAGCTTGAAAGCAAAGAGCACATGAAGGCGCGGGGGCTGGCCAGCCCCGACGACGGCGACGCGCTGGCCCTGACCTTTGCCTACCCGGTGCCCGAGTACCAACTGCCCAAAGAGGACAGCGGTGCACGTAACACCAACAGCCGCCGCGAATATGACCCCTACGAATCATTGAACCGGGGCTAAACCATGTGTGATCCAGTAACAGCAGCACTTGTGATCGGTGGCATATCGGTGGCCAACCAGTACCAACAGGGTGAAGACGCCAAAAAGGCGCAGTCCGAAGCCAACACCAAGGCCACCGCCAACGCCCGGACAGCCGCTGACCAAGCCGACCAGGCCAATAACCGCGCCAATGGCAAACAACCCGACATTGCCAGTCTGTCGTCTCAAAACTCCATGGCTGCCAAGGGTGGCGTGGGCGGCACCATGCTGACCGGGCCGCAAGGCGTGGACCCCAAGACCTTGCTGCTGGGCAAGACTACCCTGCTGGGCGCATAAGCAATGGCCGACCAAGCCTCGCGCGACCGGCTTTACACCCGATGGGGTGCGCTCAAGTCCGAGCGCTCCACCTGGTGGTCGCACTGGTCCGAGATAAGCGACTTCATTCTTCCGCGCTCGGGCCGGTTCTTCATTCAAGACCGCAACCGTGGCCAGAAGCGCCACAACAACATCTACGACAACACCGGCACCAAAGCCTTGCGCGTGCTGGCCGCTGGAATGATGGCAGGCATGACCAGCCCCGCGCGGCCATGGTTCCGGCTGGAGACACCTGACGCGGACCTGAACAAATCGCCAGCGGTGAAGCTGTGGCTGTCGCAGGTCACGCGCACCATGCTGGCCATCTTCGCCAAGTCCAACACCTACCGCGCACTGCACAGCGGTTACGAAGAGCTGGGTGCGTTTGGCACTATGGCCAGCATCGTGATGCCGGACTTTCAGAACGTCATCCACCAGTACCCGCTGACCACGGGCGAGTTCTGTCTGGCACAGAACTGGAAGGGCGAAGTGGTCACGCTGTACCGCGAGTTCCAGAAGACCGTGGGCGAAATGGTGGCCGAATTCGGGCGCGACAAGTGCAGCACCAACGTGCAAAACCTGTGGGACCGTGGTTCGCTGGACCAGTGGATCACCATCGTGCACGCCATCGAGCCCCGCACTGACCGTGACCCCAGCAAGCGTGACAACCTGAACATGCCGTGGAAGTCGGTGTACTTCGAGCTGAATGGCGCGAAGGACAAGTACCTGAGTGAGTCCGGTTTCAAGCAGTTCCCCGCCATCGCAGCGCGCTGGGCCACCACGGGCGGCGACATCTACGGCAACAGCCCAGGCATGGACGCGCTGGGCGACATCAAGCAGCTCCAGCACGAGCAAATGCGCAAGGCCCAGGGCATCGACTACATGACCAAGCCCCCGCTGCAAGTGCCTGCCAGCATGAAGGGCCGCGACATTGACACCCTGCCGGGTGGCATCAGCTTTGTGGACCAAGCAGGCCCCGCGGGTGGCATGCGCACGGCGTTCGACGCCCGTATCGACCTGAGCCACTTGCTGGGCGACATCCAGGACGTGCGCGAGCGCATCCGTGGCGCATTCAGCGCGGACCTGTTCCTGATGCTGGCCAACAGCACCAACAACGCTATGACCGCCACCGAAGTGGCCGAACGGCATGAGGAAAAGATGCTCATGCTCGGCCCGGTGGTGGAACGCTTGCACTCGGAAATGCTGGACCCGCTGATTGAGGCCACGTTCGAGCACATGATGCTGGCCGGTATCGTGCCACCCCCACCGCCTGAGCTGCATGGTATGGACCTGAATGTGACCTACGTGTCCATGCTGGCCCAGGCCCAGCGCGCCATTGCCACCAACGGTATCGACCGTTTCGTGGGCAACTTGGGCCAAGTGGCCAGCTTCAAACCCGACGTGCTGGACAAGTTCGACAGCGACGTGTGGGCTGACAAGTACAGCGATATGTTGGGCGTGGACCCCGAGTTCGTGGTGCCGTCCGACAAGGTGGCACTCATTCGCAACCAGCGCGCCCAAGCGCAGGCCCAAGCCCAAAAGATTGCCCAGGTGGAGCAGGCCGCAAGCGCGGCGCAAAAGCTGGGCACCGTGCAAACCCCATCCGGCAACGCAGGCAACGACGTGTTGCAGGCGTTTTCGGGCTACACCTCGTGAGGCAACCATGACCATCCACGCATCCAATTCCATCAGCACCCAATCGCACCGCGCATTCCTGTCCCAGTGGACGGGGCTGGCCGTGGGCGACGAGGGCGCGCCCATTGCGTTCTCCCAGTTCACCGACAAGAGCGTGCAGGTGTCGGGCATCTTCGGCGCGGGCGGTGGTGTCAGCTTCGTGGGCAGCAACGACGGCGTGGAGTGGGCGCCACTCACGGACCCGCAAGGCAACGCACTGACGTTCATCGCCCAAAAGATCAAGCTGGTTTGCGAGGCCACGGCCCTTGTCAAGCCCGTGGTGACGGGCGGCGACGGCACCACCAATCTGACCGTAACCGTGTTGATGAAGGAATAAGCCATGTCAAACGAATTTCTCCAAGCTGCTGACGATGCCAACCGGCTGCTGGCCGGGTTCTCCGCGGTCAAGACGCTGGCCGATGCCTTCGCCAAAGTGGGCCAGATTCAGCAAGTGCAGGCCGAAGCCGAGGCACGACTGGCCGAGCTGAACCCCAAGGTGGATCAGGCCCGTGCCCAGATCGCCGAAGCCGAAGCCACGTTGCGGGCTGCCGAGCTGCAAGCCCGCACGCTGGTGGCCGACGCACAAGCCGAGGCGTCGGTCATTCTGGTTAATGCGCAAGCCGAAGCCCAGACCGTGCAAGCGGGTGCCGATAGCTACGTGCTGCAAAAGCACGTCGAGGCGGACACCGCCTTCGTTGCAGCCCAGGCGGCACTGCAAGCCGTTGCCGAACAGCACGCGGCCATATCACTGGAAGTGCAGGCCTTCGAGACCCGGGTGGCCGAAGCCCGCGCTTATCTGGCCAAGTTGGCGGGGTAACCCATGGACGCCCGCGAACAGTTTGGCCCGCACTTCACCTACGTGGTGGAGTGTGTCGGCGCGGACGGCCTGGTGAAGTGGACCGAGGAATACACCAACCTGGTGACCACGGCGGGCAAGACCGACATCATCGACAAGTATTTCAAGGGCGTGACGTACTCCGCTGGCTGGTTCTTGGGCCTCAAGGGCACGGGCGTGGCCGTGGTGGGCGATACCCTGGCAGCCCACGCGAGCTGGGCCGAAGTCAACCCCTACACCGGCAACCGTCCGGGCATCACCTTTGGCACTACAGCGGCGGGCAGCAACACCGCCACCGTCGTCAGCTATGCCATCACGCTGGCCGGACCCACCACCGTGGCAGGGGCGTTTGTCTGCAATCAGGCATCCGGCACGGCTGGCGTTCTGTATTCCGCTGGTGACTTCACCGTGTCCCGCTCGGTTGTCTCTGGCGACACGCTCAACGTGACGTTGACGGTCAACGCAACGTAAAGGCAGAACATGGCAGCGAAAACCAATCAGGTCATCATCCTGCCCCTTGACACGGGCAACACCGGCAAAAAGATTCGCACCAAAGAATCGGTTGTTGGTGCCAACACCGTCGAAGAGTATTTCTTCATTCCGTCCACGGAACGCAGCGAGACCGGCCGTTACAAAGCGGTGGCCACGGCGGCGGCCATCCCGACCGCTGCCCATACCGGCAACACCACCGGTTTTCTGTACCTGGTCAACCCGCTGGCCTCCACGGTTAACGCTTCGCTCTCGCGCCTGCTGCTGGAGCACAATTTCAGCACGACCCTCGCGCTGGATTTGATTGCGCCCATCCTGCGCGTGAGTCGCTTTACGTTTACCGGCACGCTGTCTGCGGCGACCATCACACCGGGCAAGCGGGCAAGTGCTGATGCCGCACCGCAATTGCTGCTGGCTGCGGCCATGACGGGCCTGACCGTGACACTGGGTGCCACGATGATCGAATACATCGGCCAGACGCAGGACATTGCAACAGGCGGTGGCGGACATTGGGGTGCGCAGGTTGATAACTGGAACCCGGACGAAGAGGGCGACGAGATTGTGCTGGCGCCGGGTGAGGGCATTGTGGTGTGGTCTGCATTGGCCGTCACTACAGCCAACCGCAAGCTGTCAATCTCGACAGCCTGGAAAGAATTCAACTAAGGCAACGGCATGGCATTCACGCTCATTGATGGCGTTGTCGCCAATGACGCGTTCGCCAGCCCCGCCAGCCCCGGCACATCGCAACTTGTCGATGGCCTGAATAACTGGGCGTTCGCCAGCCCCGCAAGCGCTACGGCCCAGCCGGTGGACGCCGTTCTGGGGCTCATGACCTGGACGTTTGTCGGCGGCGGGGGTACCACCTACAACGACACGCTGGCCGAGTCAATCGCCATGGGCGACACCTACACCAACGCACAGCTATTTGCGAACGCACTCGCCGAATCCATCCTTGCCGGTGACGGTCTCACGACGGCACAGGTGTTCACCAACACGCTGGCCGAGAGCATGGCGCCCACTGACAGCAATGGCGGTGTGCAAACCTTTATTGCGTCCCTGACCGAAGGCCCCACGCTGGCGGACCAGTACACGGCGGCGGTGTCGGGCGGCGCTACCACCTACAACGAAACGCTGTCCGAAGCCTTGACGCTGGCAGACAGCTACCTTGCAGCGGCCACGTACAGCAACGCCATCGCCGAATCGGTGGCTGCGGGTGACAGCGTGGCCAGCGCGCAAGTGTTCGCCGCCACCCTGAGCGAATCCACCGCCCTGAGCGATGGCGCGGGCGGCACGCAAACCTTTGCCAGCACCCTGGCTGAAAGCATCGCCGTGTCCGAAGCACTGGGCAGCACGGCCGTGATGTTCGTCAGCTATGCGGAAAGTGTGGCCCTGATTGATGTGTCGGACGGTGTGGTGCCGGGGTCGGTTGTGCCGACCTCCATGGCCGAGCTGATTCGCCGCCGTCGCCGAATGTAATTTAAGGAGAAAGATATGCCCAAACTGATTGATATGAAGCTGGAAGCCGACGAGCGCTATGACGGCATGGTGTGCTGCGGGAGTAGCAATTACCCCGGTGGCCTGGCCATTTGGCTGAACGAGGACCAGTGCGAAGCCTTGGGTATCACCCGCGCACTCAAACCCGGCACTGAGCTAACCCTGAGCGCCAAGGCTATCGTCACCACCTCCAGCGAATCGCTTGAGCGCGACGGTGACGATAAGGGCACTGACGTGAGCCTGAACCTGCAAATTATTGAGCTGGGCGCAACCGTGGGTGGCGTGGTTCGGGGCGCAGCCGAAGTGCTTTATGGGTCCAGTGGCGACTAGGTGGTGCACGTAAGAGCACCGCGCAAAACTAATCTGCGTGCGTGAGCAACTACGACCCTCTCGACCAAGACGCCCAGGACAAGGCCCGCAAGGACCGTTCTGCGCGTGACAAGCTGGCTGACCAGACCGAAGTCGAGGATGTCAAGTGGTTGATGGGAAGCAAACGTGGACGGCGGATTTTGTGGCGTGTGCTGGAACGGGCGGGTGTGTTTCGCCTCTCGTTCAACACCAACAGCATGACCATGGCCTTTGCCGAAGGCGCGCGCAACGAGGGCTTGCGGATGCTGGCAACGATCCACAGCGCTTGCCCTGACCTTTACCCCACCATGCTGAAAGAGGCCAACGAATGAAGTTTCGCCGATACCGGCTACAAAACGCAGACCCCGCCGCATCCGGTGGCGGTGCTGCAACCCTTATGACTGACGGTGCCCAAACCAATGCCGCCGCCAGTTCAACCGCGTCCGACGCCACCCAGGCACCCGTGCTTGAGGTGAAGCCGGACGCAACCCAGCAGGCCTCTACCGATAACACCGACGCGAATACCGACGGCAAGACGGACGAGACCGCTGCGCCGCCTGAAAAGGTCGTGCCCGAGAAGTACGAATTCACGCAGCCCGAAGGGGTGAGCATGGATGCCGAAGCACTCGGTGAGTTTGAAGGCCTTGCCAAAGAACTCAAGCTGTCCCAAGAGGAAGCGCAGAAGGTGACCGACATCGGCGCGAAGCTCGCGCAGAAGTGGGAAGCCAAGCAGGCCGACGTGATCCAGCAGGCAGCCGCCGAATGGGCCGCAACGGCAACGGCCGACAAGGAATACGGGGGCGAAAAGCTCACTGAAAGCCTGACGGTTGCCAAGAAAGCGCTTGACGCTTTCGGCACACCAGAACTGCGCACGCTGTTGAACGACTCCCGGCTGGGCAATCACCCCGAGGTGATCCGCTTCATGGTCCGGGCAGGCAAGGCAATCAGTGAGGACCGCATGGTCACGGGTGGCGCGGGGCCAGCAACGGCATCGCAAAGCACGGCCAAGGCCCTCTACCCCAATCAGTCATAAAGGAAAAATATCATGGCAACACTCGGAACCGGCGCACTCACATTAGCTGACTGGGCCAAACGACTCGACCCGGATGGCCAAGTGCCTAAGGTCGCTGAACTGCTTTCGCAGACCAATGAAATTCTGGAAGATGCGGTATTCATGGAAGGCAATTTGCCCACCGGCCACCGCTTGACCATCCGCACCGGCTTGCCCCAAGTCTTCTACCGCATGATCAACCAGGGTGTGCCGACTTCCAAGTCCACCACTGCCCAGATTGACGAAGCATGCGGCATCCTGGAAGCCCGTAGCCACATCGACGTGGAACTGGCCAAGCTCAACGGCAACACGGCCGCGTTCCGTTTGTCCGAAGACCAGGCATTCATCGAAGCCATGAACCAAACCATGGCTGGCGCGATGTTCTACGGCAACCCCGGCACTGACCCCCGTCAGTTCTTGGGCCTGCAAACCCGCTACAGCTCGCTGGGTGCGGGTAACGGTCAGAACATTCTGGACGCGGGCGGCACTGGTTCCAACAACGCATCCATCTACCTGGTGGTGTGGGGTGAGAACACCGTGTTTTGCCCCTTCCCCAAGGGCACCAAAGCCGGTTTGATGCACCAGGATCTGGGTGAAGAGTCCGTGCCTGACGCGAACAACAACTTCTTCCAAGCCATGCGTGCCCTGTACCAGTGGAAAAACGGCGTGGCCGTCAAAGACTGGCGCTACATCGTGCGTATTGCCAACATCAACGTGACCGATTTGATTGGCCAGTCTGCCACCCAGGCAGCTACCGCCGCCACCCAGATCATCAACTTGATGTCCCGCGCTCTGGATCGCGTGCCCAATCTGGGCTTGGGCCGTCCTTGCTTCTATGCCAACCGCACCGTGTACTCGTTGCTGCGCGTCGCCGCGCTGAACAAGTCCAATGCGGCCTTGAGCATCGAGCAAGCGCTGACCCAGTTCGGTACGTCTTACAGCCTCACCCGTTTCTTGGGTGTGCCACTGCGCAAGGTGGACCAGTTGCTGAACACCGAGACCCGCGTGGTCTAAGCCCCGTAACTTCAAGGAAATACCATGATCCTCGACAACTTTGATCTCTTGTCCGGCTCGGTCTCCGCTGCTGGTGTTCTGACCGGTCAGGCCGTTACGACCACCGCAGTATCTACCAACACGCTGGACACAGCACCTTTGGCTTTGGGCGGTAATACCCCCAACGACATCGGACGCGGTGAACCCCTGTCCGTCGCCATCAGCACGCTGATTGCCGCCACCGCTGCGGGCGCTGCCACCGTCAACTTCGAGTTGATTCAGGCGGACGACGCTGCGCTGACCACCAACGTGGAAACCATTGTGCAAACCGGCCCTATCGGCAAGGCAACATTGGTGCTGGGTGCTTTGGTGCACCTGCGCTATGACCGTGCCGCACCGCTGGCAGCTCGCCGCTATGTCGGTGTGCGCTACACGGTGGGCACTGGCCCGCTGACCGCTGGCTCGTTTGCCGCTGCCATCGTCAAAGACCCAGCCGATATTGCCAACATCTACGGCAAATCCGGCTTCGCAGTCTCCTAAGCGAATCGGCCCGTCACGCCTCTCAACGATGCGCACCCCGACGGGCCTCTCTTTTAACCCTTCCTCAATCACTGAAAGAAGACCATGCCAAAGTACCGCGTCAAAGAGCTGTCGCTCATCGGCAATGAATTGTTCCAAGCGGGTGCCGAAGTCGAATACGACGGCCTGCCCGCTGAAAACCTCGAACCTCTGGACGACGAGGGCAAAGCCAAGTACCAGGAATACCTGGACAGCAATGCCGAACGCATCAAAAAGATGATTGCCGAGAACCAGACCAGTGGCGTCGGTGACCCCGGCGACTTCGCCAAAGCCATGGCCAAGTACCAGTCCGAACAGACCGTGGTGCTTGCCACTGTGGTCGCCGAGGCCGTCGCCGCTGCCTTTAGCCGCTTGTTTCCTGACGGCATGCCCGTCGTGGCACAGGCGGGTAAAGACAAGGGCAAGGCAAGCCTGGTCTAAGTCCGGGCCGTTGATTGTGAAAAGGGGCCTCTGTGCCCCTTTTCTTTTAAGGAGATTTGAATGGCCAGCGTCGTCGATATTTGCAATCAGGCCCTGAGCCACTTGGGCGATAGCGCCACCGTGGCCAGCATTGACCCGCCCGAGGGCAGCGCCCAGGCAGAGCACTGCGCGCGCTTCTATCCGGCCGCACTGGCCGCGCTGCTGGAAATGCATCCGTGGGCTTTTGCCACCCGCCGCACCACGCTGGCAGCGGTGGCCAATCCGTCCAGCACTTGGGCCTATGCCTACGCACTGCCCAGCAACGCCATCAATTTGATTTCCATTCTGGCGCCGGATGCAACCGACGATTACAGCTCCAGCATGCAGTCCAGCGCGCAGGCCTACGACAACAGCTATTCGCACAATACCGTGGGCGGTGCTTACACCCCGCAGGATTTCAGCTCCGAGACCGACGATCTGGGCAATGACATCATTCTGACCAACCAGGCCGACGCCGTGCTGCGCTACACCGTGCTGGTGAGCGACACCACCAAGTTCTCGCCCTTGTTTGTCGAGGCCTTGACGTGGCTGCTGGCGTCCAAGTTGGCAGGCCCGGTGCTCAAGGGCGACGCGGGCATGCAAGCTGCGCAGGCCTGCACCAAAACCTTTGTCTACTGGATGGGCAAGGCCAGCGACTCGGACGCTTCGCAGCGCCGTGCCGCACCGCGCCAGCAAGTCGGCTGGATGAATGCACGATGAGCGGCCTGCGCAAACTCACCATGTCCTTTGCCGGTGGCGAAGTGACGCCCGAATTCTGGGGCCAGATTGGTGACGCCAAGTTCCAGACCGGGCTGGCCACCTGCCGCAACATGATCGTGCTGCCCCACGGCCCGGTGGCCAATCGCCCGGGATTTGCATACGTCAACACGGCCAAGACCCCTAGTAAAAAAACACGCCTGATTCCTTTCACATACAGCACCACGCAGACCATGGTGCTGGAATTCGGGGACCAGTACGTGCGCTTTCACACGCTGGGCGCGACGCTGGAGTCCAGCCCCAGCGTGCCCTATGAGGTCGCCACGCCGTATCTGGAAGCCGATTTGTTTGACCTGCACTTTGTGCAATCGGCGGACGTGCTCACGATCTGCCACCCCGGTTATGCCCCGCGCGAACTCAAACGGCTGGGTGCCCTGAGCTGGACGCTGACCGCCATCAGCTTTGTGTCCAGCCTGACCACCCCCGCCGCGCCCACCGTCACGCCCACGGGCGCGGGCACCACGGATTACAAGTACGTGGTCACCAGCGTGGGTGCGACGGGCCTGGAAGAGTCCGCCGCGTCTGCGTCGGGCACCGGCACCGGCAACTTACTGGTGACTGGCCAGTACATGACCATCACCTGGACGACCACGGGCGCGACCCGGTACAACGTCTATAAGCAGTCCAACGGGTTGTATGGCTACATTGGCCAGACTGACGGCCTGACGTTCAAGGACGACAACATCACGGCGAACTTGGGCAAAACCCCGCCCATCGTGAACAACCCATTCAGCGGTGCGGGCCTATACCCCGGTGCGGTGTCGTACTTTGAGCAACGCCGTTGCTTTGCCGGTTCGACCAACGAACCGCAAAACCTGCGCATGACGCGTTCGGGCACTGAGTCCAACCTGACGTACTCCATCCCGGTGCGCGACGACGACAGCATCAACATCCGGGTGGCCGCGCGTGAAGCCAACACCATCCGCCATATCGTGCCGCTGGCCAATCTGGTGTTGCTGACCGGCGCAGCCGAATGGCGGGTGACCAGCATCAACAGCGATGCCATCACGCCCACCAGCATCAGCGTCAAGCCCCAGAGCTACGTGGGGGCCAACAACGCCCAGCCGCTGATTGTGAACAACAACATTCTGTACGCGGCTGCGCGTGGCGGCCACATGCGTGAAATGGCCTTCAACTATCAGGCTGGGGGCTACATCACGGGCGATTTGAGCCTGCGCGCCCCGCACCTGTTCGACGGCCTGGACATTGTGGATATGGCCTACGCCAAAGCTCCGCAACCGCTGGTGTGGTCTATCAGTTCGGGCGGCAAGCTGCTGGGGCTGACCTACGTGCCCGAGCAAAATATCGGGGCATGGCACCAGCACGATACCGACGGCACGTTCGAGTCGTGCTGCGTGGTGGCCGAAGGCGGCGAAGACGTGTTGTACGTCGTGGTTCGGCGTTTGATCAATGGCAGCTACACCCGCTACGTGGAGCGCATGCGTTCCCGCATGTTTGCCACCCAGGCCGATGCCTTCTTTGTCGATTCTGGCGCCACCTATTCCGGCGCGCCTGCCACGGTAATCAGCGGCCTTGCGTGGCTGGAGGGCAAGACCGTCAGCGTGCTGGGCGATGGTGCGGTGTTTCCGCCCAGGGTCGTGACCGGTGGGTCCATCACCCTGGAACAACCATGCAGCAAGGTACAGGTGGGCCTGCCCATTACGGCCGACGTGCAAACCCTACCGCTGTCCGCCCAGATCGATGCCAGCTATGGGCAGGGCCGACTCAAGAACATCAACAAGGTGTGGCTGCGCGTTTACAAGTCCTCTGGCGTGTTCGCTGGCCCCAGTCTGGACCGCCTGGTGCAGTTCAAACAGCGCACCACCGAAGTCTATGGCGCACCGCCTGCGCTCAAGTCGGACGAGCTGGAACTATCGCTTGAGCCCAGTTGGCAGCAGGGCGGCCAGATATACGTGCGTCAGTCTGACCCGTTGCCGTTGACACTGGTGTCCATGACCGTCGAGGCTGCGCTGGGTGGCTAGGTTGCGGTTCGTCCGTCCCGAAGTCCGCGACGTTCGGCACATTGTCCGCCACCTGCGCCAGCACGACGTGCAAGAGTTGCAGGCCGTGCATGGCCCGGATCTGGACTTGCAGGACTGCCTGCGCACTGCGGTGCTGGCCAGCGAGGAATGCCATGTGTTGGCCACCACCGACGGCGAGCCCGTAGCGCTATTCGGGCTGGCCCCGGTCTCGCTATTGGGCGGCATGGCCTGCCCGTGGTTGCTGGGTACGGATGCCTTCATGGCCCACCCGCGCGACATTGTGGTGCTGGGCAAGCGCATGGTGCTCCAGTGGAGCACGCGCTACGACCTGCTTTTCAACTACGTGGACGCCCGCAATCTGCGTTCTATTGCCTGGTTGCAGCACATCGGGTTTCAGGTGTTTGAGCCCCAGCCCTACGGCCTTGCGGGCTTGCCGTTCCACCGGTTCGAGCGGTGCACGTAACCCCCGGGGTGGGGGGCACAGTGGCCCCATCGAATCACTCGGGCCGAATTCATGTGCAATGCCGCAGCAGCTATGACGATGCAGGGCGCGGGGGCCGCCAGCTCGGCTGTCGGGGCTTACTACAGCGCCCAGTCGCAAAAATCTTCTCTTGAACTACAGGCCAATCTGGCCGACATTAATGCGCGCATGTCGGAAAGCACGGCCCAGCAAACCCTGCTGACCGGCCAGCGCGAAGAGCAAAAGAGCCGTATCGCCACGGCCAACCTCAAGGGCACCCAACGCGCCAGCATGGCGGCCAATGGTATCGACTTGGGCGAGGGCAGTGCGGCCCAGGTGCTGACCAGCACCGACGTTTTGGGCGAGGTCGATGCCAACACCATACAAGCCAATGCGGTGCGCAGCGCGTGGGGCTTCCGCACCCAGGCCGTAAACCAGACCAACCAAGCGCTGATGTCGCGTGCGTCTGCTGGTGCCATCAATCCCGGGCAAGCGGCATTCAGCTCCTTGTTGGGCAGCGCGGGTTCGGTGGCCGGTAACTGGTACGCCATGAACAAAGCAGGTGCCAAGTAATGCCGCGCGTCCCCGGATACGACAATTTCCAGACTTCAGTGTCTGGCCAGCCCAATGCCCAGTTTCAAGCCCCGGGCGGCCCAGCCCCCGGCGCTATCGCGGCGGATCAGGCTGCACAGCTTGGGCAGGCACTCACCCGTTCGGGGGATGCCGTGGGCAAGATCGCGCTAGCCGCTGCTGACCAAGCCAACCAGGTGCGCGTCAGCGATGCCATGAACAAGGCCATGGCGGCACGTCTCAAGCTCACCTACGACCCGCAAGCAGGCTACACCATGAAGCGCGGCGCGGATGCGCTGGACGCGGACGTGGATGGTAAGTCGCTGGACCAAGCCTACGGCGACAAGCTCAAAGAACAGCTTGACGGTATCTCGCAGGGGCTGGGCAACGACGCCCAGCGCATCGCGTTCAACCACCAGTCCAACCAGCTCATGCAGCAATTCCAGAGCGGGCTGACCCAGCACGTTGCCAAGGAATACACCGACCATTCGGTCAGCGTACAGCAAGGCACCACCAAGTTGGCGCAGGACCAAATGGGCCTGGCATGGGGCGATGCCGAAGCAGTGGAACAATCCCGCAACGCCATCAAGGCGGCGACCGCCGAAGAGGGCCGCTTGCGCGGCTGGTCGGCCAAGATGGTCGAAGCGGCCACGGTGGAGCAATTGAGCCGGGGCCACGAAGCCGTGGTGTCCATGGCGTTGCAGGCAGGCAAAACCGAATATGCCGACACCTACCTCAAGCAAATCAATGCCGAGCTGACCGACACGGCACGCCTCAAGCTCACGGGGCAAGTCAAGTCAGTGGACGTGTTGGTGCGTGGCGACCGGGCGGCCAACGAAGCGTGGGATGCCATGGCGCCCAAAGACGCGAACGACCCGGTGCGCATCTACGACATGGAAAAAGCCATTCGGGATAAATACCAGAACGAGCCCCAGCTCAAGGAAGCCGCGCTCAAGAGCCTGAAAGACCGGGCCTCGACCTTCAACGCCCAGCAATCCGAGCTGAATGCTGGGGGCGTCAACAAGGTGTACGGGATGATCGATGCGGGCATGCCCTTGAGCCGGGTGCAAGCCTCGCCCGCGTGGCTGACCTTGCCCGAAGCGAAGCGCCACGAGATTACCAAAGGGCTGGAAAGCGAAGCCGCCACCCGGGCCTCGCGCTATGCGTCCGACTCCGCACGCGCCCTGAGCGAGCTGACCCGCAACGACAAGCTGGCCTTGCTACACAACGGTGGTGACTACCTGCACGATAGCGACCCGGATGTGCTCACCGGCAAGAGCCGCACCGAAGTGGAAGCCATGCGCACCAAGTACGGTTTCGAGGGCACCCAGCAATTGCTGCAACGCTTCGACCTGTTGCAGAACAAAGATGCCAAGTTGCAGGCCCGCATTGACGACACCGCATTCAAGGCCATCGTCAAGGACACGCTGGACATTGACCCCTATGGCAAATTGTCCAGCGATTCCAAGGCCATGCTGGGCAACCTCAAGACCCGGGTGGACGGCATGCTGCAAACCGAAGCGCAGCGCTTGCGTCGCCCGTTGACCACCGAAGAGAAGTCCGAGCTGATGCGCACCGAAGCGGCCAAGACTGTGACCGTCAACGGCTGGCTGTGGAACTCGGACAAACCAGCGGCGGCCCTGAGCCCGTCGGACGCGGCCAGCGTGGTGATTCCGGCCGACAAGAAAACGCAGCTCATTGCCAGTATGAAGAAGGCATATGCCGCCACAGGCGACGCCGATTACGCGCCCACCACCGCCAACCTCAACCGTTTGTACCTCAAGGGCGTGAGCCCGATTGCCGGACTACCCAATGCCAAATGATGTTTTGTCGGACGACCTGGACCCCATCATTCAGGCCGAGCTGGAAGCCAAGCGCGCGCGGTTCAAAGCCACGGTCTCCAGCGCGGTAACCGTCAACCCCGACGACCAGGCCAAGTACAACCGCATCGCCACCTTTCTGGACCAGCCCAAGGGCGTGGTGGTGGCCATGCCAGCGGATGCCGAACGCAGTGCAGCTATTAAAAAGATAGCTGACGACGCAAGTACATCAGCGGTTTTGCAGAAAAAGTACAGCGATGCAGACTTTGCCAAACTAGCCCATGACGATAGCGGTGTGCTGTCCAGCATTGCGGCGGCCGCCAAGTATCTGGTCAGCGCGCCGGATGCCAGCTCTACCCTGATGGGTGACATTGCCGGGGGTTACCACGGCGCGAATTCTGGCGTGTCTGGTGCTTTTGGTGGTGTAGCCCGCACAGTGGGCGCACCCCTTGATTGGCTGGACAACACCGCCATGCCCGGGGGCAACCCGCTACGCCGGTTGTCCGAGGGCTTCATGGGCATCGCTGACAGCGAAGCCGCTGCGCAAAAGACCGCGCAGGGCAAGTCCGAAACCTGGCTGGGTGGTGCGGTATCCAGTGGTGTGCAATCGCTGTCGCAGAATATTCTGATGTTGCCCATGGCCTTGCTGCCCGGTGGGCAGGCCGCCACGCTCACCGGCATGGCCTCGATGGCCGGGGGCCAGAGCTACCAGAAGGATATGGCCGATGGCGTGCCCCATTGGAAGTCGATGATTCACGGCGTCAGCGATGGCGTGATCGAAGCCGGTACCGAATTGATGCCGCTGGGCAATCTGGTGCACGACGTGAAAGCCGGTACCCCACTGTTCACCACCATCCTGAAAAACGCATGGGCCGAAAACAAGGGTGAACAGATTGCCACGGCCTTGCAGGATCTGAACGACTGGGCCATCAACGATGTCAACAAAGGCAAGACCTTTGGCGACTATCTGGCCGCGCGCCCCGAGGCGGCTGCGCAAACCCTGATTGCAACCCTTATCGGTGCAGGCGGTAACGTCACCCTCATGCACGGCGTGCAGGGCGCGGCGGATCGCGCGGCGGGGTTTGACCGTCAGGCCCAGGTGGCCGAACAGCACGCCCAGGTGTTGGAAACCATGCAGGCCACCATGCAGGCCAGCAAGCTCTTGGAACGTAGCCCCGACACCCTGCGCAGCTACGCGCAAGACTTGGCCGACGAAGGCGTGCCCACGGTCTATGTGGACAGCGCCAAACTGGTCGAGGCCGGGGTGGACTTGCAGGCACTGGCCCAGGCCGTGCCCAGCGTGGCCGCCCAGCTCGAACAGGCCCACACCGGTGGGGATTTGGCTATCCCCACGGGCGAGCTGCTGACCAACACCATCGGCACGGAATTTGCCCAGCCCCTGATTGACCACGCCCGCACGGACGTGAACGGCATGAGTCGCAGCGAGGCGACCACCTACATGCAGGAAAAGGGCGACGCGCTCAATGCCGAAATTGAGAAGGTCATGACGGCAAAGGAAAACGACGCCGAATTCAAGGCGGGCCGCGACCAGGTGCAGGCCCAAATCCTGACCCAGCTCAACGACATCAAGCGCTTCACCCCCAAGGTGAACGAGCAATACGCCACCCTGGCGGCCAACTTCTACGCAGTTACTGCGGCACGCGCGGGCATGACGGTGCAGGACTTTGCGGACAAGTACAAGCTGGGGTTCAGCTCCAATGAAGTGGCGGGCGGCATGTACGACCAAGGCGGCAAGCTGGCCACGGAATCGCAGGCGTTCAAGGACTGGTTTGGGGATAGCAAAGTTGTTGGTACTGACGGCAAACCGCTGGTGGTGTACCACGGCACGGCGGCGGACTTCACAGAGTTTAAGCGCACCAGTGGTGGCGAATTCGGTCCCGCTATTTATGCAACAGACAACCCGCGAGAAGCCGGTGAATACGGTAGTGGTCAGCAAAAACCGGGCGTCAACGTGATGCCGCTCTACGTGTCCATGTACCACCCTTACACCGAGGGGGTTGACAAGTTTTGGCAAGACTTCGGGAAAGATGACGGTGACGCCGCAGCAATTGAGCGCGCGCGCAATGCCGGGTACGACGGGGTAATAGCAAAACGCGCTGACCGCTATTACGACAACGAGGCGCGCCAATACGTTGATCAAGGCGGGGAACTGACCCACTATATTGTTTTTGACCCCACCCAGGTCAAGAGCATTTTCAACCGAGGCACCTGGAACCCCAACGACGCCAATATCCTGAGCCAAGCCCAGATTGAAGACCCCAAGGTGGGTGTGTCCAACGTGTTGCTGACCCTTGGCCAGAACGATGACCTGTACCAGTACCCGCGCTCGGACGCGCTGGACGTGCGCGACATTGCCGCCGATAAGTCTTGGGTGAACGACAAGGGCGAAGTGGCCACCATCCAGGTGTCGGATGTGGACAAAAACACCGACGACAACGAGCTGTGGATGCTGGCCAACACCACGCCCGTAGACGACGCGGCAGCGGGCACCAAGTCGTGGATTCTCACCCTGCCCACGGGCAAGCACGCCACGCTGACCACCAAGGGCGGCGAGGTCTACATCAACGTGTCGGGCGTGGGTGAAGGCAACGGCGGCAGCGCGGTGTATGACCTGGCCGCAAACTACGCCCTGAACAACGGGCTGGTGTTTGTGGGCGACCCCAACGGGGTGAGCCCCGCAGCCATGCGTCGGCGGCTGGAAAACATGCTGTCCAGCGCCATCAAGTACGGCACCACGGACCACCTCAAGCCCCACCCGGATCAGTATTTAGGGGACGAGTCTATCGGCGTGCCCCCCTTGGATTGGACAAACGGCGACACACTGGGTAATATTCGTTCAATGGTGGACGTGTCTATTGCGGCCACCGAACACTCAAATCCGAATGGAGCCAGCCTTGTCTACGATAGCGGAACCGACAGTTTCAAAGACTCAACCACGGGTGAGCCTATCGGAACTCAGGAAATCGCCGAACTGGCAGTTGAGGATAGAGGCACGCCTGGAACTGGAAAAGCTGGCAGTACCACTCTACAAAGAACGGCTCTGTTCAAATCCTTGGTACAAAGCGAGGGAGCACGAAGCGCATTTCTGGAGTCAGTACGTGGGCAGCAGGATAGTGGAAGCGCGAACCCTAGTGGAGCGCTCGCTGGCACCTTCTACCAAGGCAATGTAAAGCCCGGGTTCGACCAGACCCAGACCGAAGCCTTCAAGCGTTGGAGCAACGACGCCCCCCTGGTGGACAGTGCATCCGCCGAAACCCACGAATTCAAGACCGGCCAGAAGCTAGCCCTTGAGGCCTATCACGGCACCGCGCGCCCTGACCGGGTGGGCACGGTGTTTCAAAAGAAGCGGGCCACGTCCGGCCCCATGGCGTTCTTCACGTCCAACCCCGAGCTGGCCAGCAGCTACGCCAAAGGCAAGGCCGACACCAGTCTGGCCAACGAAGATCAGGACTACGCCAATTGGTTCAAGTTCAAACCGCAGGGTCAACGCTCAAGCGTTGATCTGGTGCGCGCCTGGTACTCACTGGACAGCGAGACAAAGAACAAAATCGCCGAGCTGGCACCCCGCGTAACCTATGGCGAAGAGCAAAACGAAGATGGCAGCAATGCCATTGTGCTGGGCGACGAAGGCCACACCAACGGCACGGGCAGCTACGACTACAACCTGCAACAGACCCAGCGTGGGTATGACAAGCGGGGCAACCCCCTCAAAGCGCTGGTCGAGGACTGGCTGAACAGCGGCAACCTGTTCAACGACGAAGAGCAATTCATGAAAGTGCTGCAACTTGCAGGCTTTCCGGTCAAGGACATCACCTACGACTCGCCCCACTCGGCGTTCCCGTTTGTCTACAAAACCTATATCGAAATGCAGAACCCGCTGGTGACCAGCGACGTGCCGCAAGCCGTGGTTGACGCATTGAAGGCAGCGGCCAAAAAAGACCGAAGCCGTGCGGCAAGTGGCGGTGCAGATATGTGGGACAAAAACACCCGCACCCTCAAGGAATGGGTGGCCAACTACACCGACCCGGCCAACGCTTCGGCGGCTTTTGTCTGGACATCAATCCCGGACAAAGTGACCGACATATTCAAGGCCATGGGCTACGACGGGATTGTGGACTGGTCAGGCAAGGGTGGTGGCGCCATTGTGTCGCCGGTCTACATTCCGTTCGCAGAGACCCAGGTGAAGAGTGCCATTGGCAACAAGGGCAAGTTCGATGGCAGCAAAAAGGACATTCTCAAGCAGGATGCCCGTGGCCAGATTGCATTTGCCAACGACATCACCCAGCAAGCCAGCGTTATGAGCTTGCTCAAAAACGCGGACTTGTCCACCTTCATTCACGAGTCCGGCCACTTCTTTCTGGAAGTGCAAACCGACTTGGCCAACCGCATTGCGGCACGCGCGGCCCAGGGTGAAGTGATCGGCGAGGGTGAGCGCTCGATCATGGACGACATGAACAAGACGCTGGCATGGATGGGCGTCAAGGCCACGCCGGAAATGTCCGCGCTAGACCATTGGGCCTATCTGTCACCCGACGAGAAGCGGCCCTATCACGAGCAATGGGCGCGTGGGTTTGAGGCCTATGCGTTCGAGGGCAAAGCCCCCAGCCTGGACTTGCAGCACGCATTCCAGACATTCCGGGCGTGGCTGGTGAACGTGTACCGGGCGCTGCTCAAGTCGGTGAATGCCAGCAAGACCGACGTGGCGGGCGCCATGAAGGTGGAGTTGTCCGACGAAGTACGTAGCGTCATGGACCGCATGCTGGCCACCAGCGACCAGATTGCAGAAGCCGAAGCGGCACGCGATATGGGGCCGTTGTTCAAAACCGCCGAAGAGGCGGGCATGACCCTAGAAGAGTTCAAGGCCTACCACGACCAAGGCACCCAGGCCACCATGGACGCGGTGGACGAACTCCAAGCCCGTGGCTTGCGCGATATGCAATGGCTCAACAATGCCCGCTCGCGCAAGCTCAAAGAGCTGCAAAAAATGCACGACGCATTGCGTGCGCAGATTGCCCGTGAGGTGCGTTCAGAGGTCATGAGTCAGCCTGTTTACAGGGCGTGGACGTTCCTCACCAGCAAGGCTACCGACAAGGTGGTGGGCGAGAAACCACCCGGCAATGCCAAGGGTTTGAACCCCGAAGTGGACAACCTGTTCACCGCGATTGCAAAGCTGGGCGGACTGGACCGGGCCGAAGTTAAAAAGCTCTGGGGCATTGACGAAAAAGAAAAGCTCGAATCCGGCGTGTTTGGCGCGCCCGTGGTGCGCAAGACTGGCGGCCTGTCCACCGATGCCATGGCCGAGCGCTTGCTGGAAAACGGCTACTTGCTGCCCGACGAGAACGGGCGGGCGGATGCCGACAAGTTTGAAGAGCTGTTTGACGACCAGCGCCGGGGCACGGATCGCTACTCGATCCAGCGGGATATGGCCGCTGCCTATGGTGATGCCCCGCTGAACTTGCCCGAGCTGCCCGAAGTGGGCTTTGGCAAGCTGCGCACCGAAGAGCTGCGCCGTCGCTACGGCACGGCGGACGACGCGGTATGGCGCAAGCTGTCTGAGCTGCGCATGACCAGCGACGAGGGCGGGCTAGACCCCGACGTGGTGGGCGAGCTGTTCGGTTTCAGCTCGGGTGACGAGCTGGTCAAGACCTTGGCCGCAACCGAGCCCCCCAAGTCGGTCATCGAGGGCATGACCGACACCCGCATGCTGCAAGAGCACGGCGACTTGGCCACCCCGGCCGGAT